CGGACTTCCTGCCAATACTCTTCCTCTGTTCCTCTGCTGTTTTAAAATCTTCCATCAACTCCATCATCAAAATATTTTCCAATGGAACCATCCGCCGACTCACCACGCCATCTGACGGATTCGTTGCTGTCACATAAACCATTCGATCCGTGTCATCAAAATCGATGGAAACTGCTTTCGAGGCACGCAATGTCTCGCCCCCGCCAGCACTCGGTACTTGTAAAAATTTAGAAAATTGAACCTTTGATAACTCTTTCATAAGCCTAAAATTTTGTAAGGGTTCCACAACCATTTGACCTCCGGCCACGCTCTAAACAATCCCGCGGTCCTATGGCTGCAACAAATTTGTCCTGAATCCGAAAATATCCCGTTATCCAATAAATCCCGTATCATTGACCCGCCTATCCCCATCCGGCGAAATGCACTCTTCACGTACACGTAATGCAGCACCTCCGGGGAGTACGCGATCCAGCCCCAAACCGAAGAGGGTGCTAAAGGATCACATGCGACCATAATGCTCATATTCGGGAGATTTTTTTTGAGGATAGTGTCGTGGTAGTAAAGGGTGATATGGGGGGGTACGGGGGTGCGGGCCACCCCGCCGCGGCCTCTGCCAACCTGGGGGTTCCAAGGCGAGTCATCTGCCACCCCGCGGGTCCAGGAATCCATCACCAGGCCCAGCTCCATCTCGCCAGCTGTCCCGTCAGGATCCAGGGGGCGCAGCATCACTTCGACATCACTACGCGGGTTCACAACCCGATTGCCTAAGTCATAACCCACTGATATTGCAGGGATTTGTTCAGCTAGTGCCATGCGTTGATACATCGTTGATACCTTCCAGCTCTGGCAGTTCGTTTGCTACCGCGTGAGCAATCGTCTCATCGCCGCGTAGCTCATCCAGCAGCTGAGTATCACTGAGCTTGCCCAGGTTCACCTGAATTGCTGCAACGCTCTGGATGTCATTCCAATCTGAGGGCCTTCGATTCTTGAGGTAAAATGCGGTGGCTTGGTGATTGCCGCCCTCGATCTGCTCCATCAGATGGCCAGTGACCTTCTGCATCCCTTTTGCGCGCCCGCGTGTTATAGCATTCTCGATTTCGCCGAATTCGTTTTTCTTATCGCTGAGGGTATTTGGATGAAGATCCAAGTTCAGGGCGATGTCCTGCTCATTGAGGCCAAGCGCAGCCATGCGCTCGATGTCTTGGTAGGTTTTTGCGTCAGGTATCCATTTCTTCGCCATGGCTTCCTTGCCTTGTGGTTGCGGCTGACGCGGGTATTAGAGGGACCGCCAGCCGCGTGGAGAAAAAGAATGAGTATTTTCACGCTATCAAGTTATTTGAGGGATTGTCAACTTTTTTGATGATTATGCACTTTCGAGGTATTCATTCAACCATTCAGGTTTGATGGCGCGAGCCTTTCCTGGCTTGATGGACTTAATCTTATTCAGTCGGCAAAGGCGTCTGATAGTGCAGGATGAGAGTTTGATGTTGAACATGCCGAGCATGTATTGTGACGCCTCTTCGGAGTCTAAAAATTTCTTGTCAGCGAGTTGCTGCACGTTGATGATTTGCTGCATTTTCGATTACTTGTTTGAAGTGATGAAACTGATTCCAATGATCTTGAATCTGTTCCAGGTTAAGATCCGGCAGGGATTGCCGGATAATGGTGCGATAGAATTGGAATGATGAGCAGCCGCGTTGCTTTGATGATTGATCTTCCTGGCGTGGTTGCTCTGGTGATGCTTCAGGTTCCGGCTGGTTGTCGTTCATCCAGTTCAGCCATTCCATGTTCCTGAGAATATATTTTGCTTTCTGTGCATATTGTTTTCGGTTGCCTTTGTATTCCTTTGCGTAGCGTTGAGCAAATTCATTCAAATTATTTTCAACCTCAGTTTTTGAATGCCCTTCAGCAACAGCATCCAAAATGCTTTGGTACAGCTCCCATGCTTCAGCTTTGTTTTCCTTCTTTGGATATGCTTTCCAAAATGCTTCAAAAGCCTCGGAATATTTTGGCTCGGCAGTAGTTATCTTTTTTCCTTTTTTTCTTTCTTTTATTTTATTTCTTTCTTTATGTTGTGGTTGGTTGTTGGTTAGCTGTTGGTTAGCTGTTGGTTGATTGTTGGTTGATTGAGGGTTGGCCTGTTGGTTAGCCTTACCATTGGGATTCTGATAAACGGAGTAATTACAGACTCTGATCAGCGTTCCTTTCCTGGTTGGCTCGATGGTTATCATTTCGCACCGTTCAAGATGCTTTTGTGCAGTCCGTAATTCTTGCCGTGAAAGGCCCAGCTGAATTTGGTCCCTGGCGGAGCTGCTGATGAAGCTGCCGCGTTCTAGTAAATATTCCTGGTTATTCCACCAAACTTTATGATCAACCCATGCGGCGGATTCCAGGCAATGAATCCAATATGACCATACAGCTGGTTTTGATCTCAGCGGGTGCTTGATCGAGGATCTGTGATATAAAATGAAGCCATCCATGGCGTTGTTTTCAGCTCAGTAAAACTTTCTTTTCTGGTTCGTCATCTTCATCGCTCAGATACTTTTCCATGCGCTCAAAAATCTGGACGTGTTGTTCATAAACTAGGGTTTGTTTGGCCATCACTTCAAACATTTCTTTCATTGTTTCAAGCAGCTGTTCCTGAACTTCTTTCGACCATGCCATTTCTTTCAGCTCGGCCAGTTCCCGCATTAAATTTTCGTATTGTTCATCAGTCATAGACAGTTTCCTTCCATGTCATGTTTAAGTGCATAGGATTTATTGCATCGGTTGCATTCATCAAATCCGTAATATCCCGCAAACAAAATCCATTGAAATGATCGGTATTGCGTCAGTCTCCAAGCGCCTGGGATCAAGATGATCCAGTAACAAAACCATCCCCAGGCAAGTTTAAATCTATTTTTTATTTTCATTCTTCCTTGCCGCTTCCTTAAACAGCTTTCTTAGTAGTTTTTTAGGTTCGTATGGAATACATCCACGGTGAAGAAATTCAGCCTTGAAAGGCTTTGGGTTTTCCTCTTCAGGATTGATCTGCCAGATCACCACTGATCTCATCTATGATGGTCGGTTCACTGTCATCCAAGAATGCTGGATTAAACGTGGTCGGCTCGACTTCCGGCTGCTTGCGCTCGATCTTGTTACCCTGCTTCAGATAACGCTTCACGGCGTCATTGATCTGCGCTCTACTTGGTGCAGTTTTCTTTTTCTTCCTTCCTTTTTTGCCGCCGTTGAAAATATTAAATTTAAATTCTTTGGCGCGGCGCTTTTCCAGATAGGCATCCAGATCCTTTTGCCGGACCAGAAACGGCGTCAGGGCGCGTTGATCTTTGCCCGTGCGCTGCGCTGGCAGCTTCCCATGGTTTGCAGCTCGCCGGAGCGTGCCGACATGGATCCCCGTCATCTGCTCAATTTCTGGCAGGGTGTAAAGTTTTTCAGACATGATTCACCTTTGTTTTTCACCTGGTAATGTTAGGCCACCCGTATCCGGCGGCAGTTCAGCTTTGATGTTGATCCAGCTCCATGTTCCATCTGAGTGATCTATTCGGATTTTGCCTTTATTCCAGCCGCCGCCGTTTCTTCCAAGGCGTTCCCCGCCAACCTTTTTCCCTTTATGCCAGGGAATATTTCCTTTTTTGAAACCAATCTTCGAAAGGTGCTTCATTAACTTGCATCCGCATGACCTGGTTTTGTGTTTGCCTTTGGCATTATAAACGGTGTTATATCTCAGCTTTTTTTCATTACCGCATCGGCATCGGAATAAATACCAGCTACAAGAATAAGGTTTTTGTTCCAGCTCAAGGAATCGGATCGGCGTCAGCCATGTGCCTGGTGCTTCAACGCCGATCCTGACTTTGTTTTTTACTTTAGGCATGGGAGCGAGACATCTTTAGCGCGTTGCCTTATCGATTCCCCAGGTATGAAAGTGCAAGATACTTGGCGAGCATTGTTCGCTGGACTGAGGGCCAGCAAGGAGGCGCCCGCCACCTGGTTTAGCCTCGCTCTAAATTGCTGCGACTGCATATTCCTCTTCGTCATCCCGTGCATCCTCAACTTCAACTTCATTTCTTGGCTTTACCTGACTTCGAAGCTGAAACATTCCATCCAGCTCAGGGTTGAGGCGCATGAGGATCCTGGAAATGCACGCCGCATGATTGTTATTGAGTTTGTAATCAAGGGCCGAATCTTCCAGCATCGAATCCCAGCGTAGTCGCTCCAAGATTGCTTTGATGCTGTAATACTCACGGTTTCCGTTTCTCTTCAGCTCAATGGCATAACGTTCAAAGGCTTCGATTACGTGCATGTTCAGCGGGAACCATGCAATGAAATCTTTTCGGTATCGGTATTTGACTTCATCCAGGATTTCCGGCTCAAAAGTTATTAGATGCGCGACTTGCTGATAGGTAATCATTCCGCCACCTCTTGCTCGTCTGCCATCTTTTGAAGATCCTTGCTAAACTGCTCACGTAATACATCCAGCCTTTCTTCGGCAAGTTCCTCAAGATCCGCAATCTGATCGCTGCTGAATTGCTTCGGCCATTCCAGCTCTTTTTTTAGTTGAACGTATGACTGAAGCGGGCCAGGCGTTTTGTAGCTATTGATCTTTTTGATCACCAGATCCATCGGTGTTTCTCCATCAATTTCAACCGAAACAGGGCCTTTTTTCGTTTCCACAACTTTGGAAACTTTTTCGACTTTTGCCTTTTCCATTTCCTCTTCAAAAGAGGGTTCGCCAATCTGAACCTGGTCATTGACTTGAGCAGCTGCGAGCTGCAACGGATCCGCTTGCTTTCCCTCTGGATTGATCACAACCATTTTC